GGCAATGTTTTGGCCATCACGTGAAAAGTTAATAGATGCACCGTTTGAAACTGCAAAAGGATCAGAGTGGTTGGCATATTTAAAACGACCGTTTTCAAAACACAATCCTATAAAAGACATGGAGTTGAATGATACACAACTATCGACACACTTATCTAGAAACGCTAACAACAAATTATCTAAAGCAGACGTAATAAAAGATTTTGATGAAAAACTAGCACCTGAAATTGACGTTATAGTGTTAGGTGGTGGTTCAAGATATACTAGTAGATCTTTACAAGATATGTTAAGAACAGATTTACAAGGATTTAGACCTGGACCATTAAGAAATGTTTTGGGAGATTTACAACTTAGAGTAAATCCATTAGGTGAAGCTATTAGCAATAATGATAAACAAGGTATACTAAAAGTAGTAGGACAAATAGAAGACTCAGTACAAAAAAACTTTGGCGTACCTAATTCAATTACAGAAGGGTTTCCACAAAAATTTCCGTTTGAGTTAAAAGAACCATTGCAAGAAATAGCACAACTATCTGGTGTAAGACTTGCAGGATTTAAAAACTACGCAAGAGAAGCAAATTACAGAGGACAACAAACACTTAGTGGTGGATCTAACTACCGTGAGTTTTTATTTAAGTATAACCACAAACCTGGTTCATTACGAAACACAGAACCAGTATATACATATGCACATGATTTTGGTTTGACAACTTCACAACGCGCAGGTGGTTTTGTACACATGCGTACGTCTGATAGAACAGATGCATTTGGTAGAAGAATACTACACATAGAAGAAATACAATCTGATATGCACCAACCAATAAACGCTGCAGCAAGAAGAGTAAAAAAATATCAAGCAGATCAAGCAGCAAGAGGAGAACCACTATCAGACACAAGAGCTTATCGAGATGATATAGAACGTGGCACATATGCACCACGTGGTGATGTAGCAAGAGAAGTTGATAACGCAAACGAACAACAAATGATGTTGATACAGGCAAAAATAGATGATTTGTTACAATTGCCTCAAACACAACAAACACAAACTAGAATAGCTAGACTTAACAGAGAGCGTGCAAAGATAAGAAAAATTATTGCCGACAAAAGAGCAAAGTCAGCAGAGGGTGCACACAGTGGTGTGCCTCAAGGACCTTACAGCAAGACAGAAGATTATAACGAATTTGTTATGAAATATGCATTAAGAACAGCACAAGAAGGTGGTTATGATGGTATATCTATATCATCACCACAGATAAAAAATCTAAGCACGTCACAAGGAAGTAGAGATTACATGGGTAATATCACAGCTTACGGTCCAATAGCACAGGGTGCTATGAAAAAGGTCGGTAAGAAAAGTGGTGCAAAGTTCATGAAAACTGTTATAACCGATGACAGTAATAGGGCTTACGAAGTTCCTACCTTGATAATTAAAGATAATCCTGCAGCACAGGATATAATTAGCAAAGGACTAGGAGCATACAAGAGAGGGGGATTAGCTGTAAATGGCTGACGATAATAAAAATAATATAGATAAAGCACTAGAAGCACTTACAGGTGCATTGGACATAGAGCCAACTGGTGAAGAAATAGATGTTACACCAAAAGGTGTAGAGTTTGAATCTGATTTTGAAATAATGGAAGACGGCAGTGCCGAAGTAAATTTAGATCCAAACGCACCAATAGATAAAACAAACATACCACATGATGCTAACTTAGCAGAATATATTGAAGATGAAGAATTAGGTAGATTCGCAAGTGATCTACTAGCAGAATTCGAAGCGGATAAAGACTCAAGAAAAGATTGGGAAGATACCTATATCAAGGGTCTGGATATGTTGGGATTCAAATATGAAGACCGAACACAGCCGTTCGAAGGAGCGTCCGGGGTCGTACATCCCTTACTCGCTGAATCTGTTACACAGTTTCAAGCCCAAGCGTATAAGGAACTTCTCCCCCCAAGCGGCCCCGTACGAACTCAAGTAATAGGACTATCGACACCTGAAGTAGAAGACCAGGCAAAGCGTGTCCAAGAATTTATGAATTATCAAATCACAGATGTGATGCAAGAATATGATCCAGACATGGATCAATTATTATTCTACTTACCTCTTTGTGGTTCTGCATTTAAAAAAGTTTACTATGATGGTTTAATGAAACGTGCTTGTGCAAAGTTTGTTGCAGGTGAAGATTTAGTTATAAACTACATGGCAACAGATTTAGAATCAGCAGATAGAATTACACATGTAATTAAAACAAGTGGTAATGATGTACGTAAACAACAGTTACAAGGTTTTTATCGTGATATAGAATTATCTACAGGACAGGTAGATACCGATGATGTTGCAGATAAAATAGATGATTTACAAGGTTCAGAAAAAAATTACGGATCTAGTGATGATGAACATGTAATATTAGAGATGCACATCAATGCTGACGTACCAGGTTTTGAAGATACGTCTGGTGTAAAACTACCATACATTATTTCTATAGATCAATACTCACAAGAAATATTATCTATCAAAAGAAACTACGCACAGAATGATCCAAACTTTATGAAGAATCAATACTTTGTGCATTACAAGTTCCTCCCAGGATTAGGCTTCTATGGATTTGGTCTAATTCACATGCTAGGTGGGTTATCAAGAACTGCAACAAGTGCTTTGCGACAGTTAATTGATGCAGGTACTCTTGCTAACTTACCTGCAGGATTTAAAGCACGTGGTATGAGAATACGTGATCACGATGAACCATTACAACCAGGTGAGTTTAGAGATGTTGATGTAACAGGACAATCAATAAAAGAATCATTGATGATGTTGCCTTACAAAGAACCATCAGCTGTATTGTTTCAACTATTAGGTTTTGCTGTAGATGCAGGTAAATCATTTGCTGCAATAGCAGACATGAAGATGGGTGAAGGTAATGAACAAAACCCTGTAGGTACAACTTTAGCGTTGATAGAACGTGGCACAAAAGTCATGAGTGCAATACACAAAAGATTACACTACGCACAAAAAATAGAATTCAAATTATTGGCAAAAGTATTTCAATTGTACTTACCACCACAGTATCCATACATGGTTGCAGGTGGTAATCAAATGATAAAATCAGCTGACTTTGACAACAGAGTAGATGTTATGCCTGTATCAGATCCTAACATATTTTCTATGGCTCAACGTATTACTTTGGCACAACAACAATTACAACTAGCAACTGCTGCACCACAGTTACACAATTTACGTGAAGCATACAGAAGAATGTATGATGCAATGGGTGTTGACAATGTAGAAGGTATATTAAGACCAGATCCTGATTTACCAAAACCAATGTCTCCTGCAATGGAGAATGCTTCTGCAATGCGTGGTAAAGATCCAAAACCTTTTCCAATGCAAGATCATCAAGCACACATAGCTGCACACGCAGAATTTATGTTTACAAGAATGGTGCAGATCAATCCACAGCTTTACGCTATGTTACAGGCACACGTATCAGAGCACATATCTTTATTGGTATCTGAACAAATGCAACAAAAGTATGCACCACAGTTTCAACAAATACAGCAAGCCATGCAACAAGCACAACAGAATCCACAAGCTATGCAACAGTTACAACAGCAAATGGATCAGTTAGTAAATCAACAAGCATCTGAGCAGGCAAAGATGGAAGCAGAGATGACAAAACAATTAGCGTCTGATGAAGAAGCTAGAATTAGCAAAGAGGCTCAAGATCCTCTTGTAAAACTAAAACAACAAGAGATTGACTTGAAAGCTATGGAAACACAAGCTAGACTACAAAAAGATATGATGGTTGATGCAGAAAAATTAGATTTACAAAGAGATCAATTAGAAGCTAACACAACTATTGACTTGATGAGAGTTGCTGCTGATGTTAACAAGGAAGATTCTACTGAAGCAATGGCAGTATTGAAAGAAAACATGGCTAACACAAGGGAAGCTATGAAACAAAACACAAATCAAAATGGAAGAAGAAAAAAAGCTACTGATGAAACTTAGAGACGCAATGGCTAAAATAGAAGAAGCGGCTCATAGTGAGATAAAAGAAAAAGATGATTATCTACAGGTTTGTGGTGCGCTTATGGCAGTCACTAGAAACATGTATGAGAAAGCTTTAGGTTCTGAGCAAACAAGAGATATGTTTGCAGCTGTTGCAGAAAGTTTTGATTATCAATCTGAGATTATGCAGGTCTACAAAGACCACATAAATCCAACAATACATTAGGAGGTATTATGCCAAGAGTAGGAGGAAAAAGATTTCCGTATACATCAGCTGGAGCACAGCAGGCACAAAAGTTTGCTCGACAAACAGGACAACAGATGTCTATGAAGAAGGGTGGTTCTGCATCGAGTAAAATAAAAAAAGTAATAGGCAAACTTAACAAAGCTTCTAAAGCACATGCTAGTCAGGCAAAAACCTTGAAAAGCATTATGAAGAAGAAGGGTAAAAAAAGGAGGTAATATGAAGTTACTAGAAGATGTTTGGGCATGGCTCAAAGAATGGAACAATTGGAAAGCTAAAGATTGGATTAAAGCTGGCGTTGTTGCAGTAGCAGTTATTCTAATAATTGGAGCTATTTAGTGTCAGCAAGAGAAGATTATATTCGTAGAATGAACACTCCGACCCCTTTTAGTGAGGGGCCGGAGATGCAGAATTACAATCGTATGATGAATTTGCAAAATCAAGCATCTGATTTTACAAAGAACGATCCACGTATTCAAGAACTGAAAGATGCAAGAAGACAATACAATCGTGAAGACAAATATAAAATAGGTGAAAGATTTGGAATGTCTCCTTTGGAAACACAAAGAGGATTTGCAAATCAAAGCGAAGCACTTAGACTATCTGCACCTGACGCTTACAAAACTATGTATCCTATAACAAATGCAATTATGGATTACACAAGTGGTGGTGGATTACTAGGATTAGCTGCAAGAGCAGGCGGTAATTTTTTATCAAACATATCTGATTTTGGAAAAGATATGTTTAATAAAAAAGGTA